GTATTCCGTCCCATCCAAATTGATCTTGCCCTTGTATGCCGGAGCCTTTTCGTTGGGCGATTCGTTTTTAAACAAAACGCCAGAGTTTGTGTAATCAGCCATGTTTCTTCTCCTTCACGCGGTAAGCCGCAAAATGTTTCCCATCCTTATGGACCGTTTTTGTCGCCACAATGTAGCCCATATTCTTTAAGTCCTTAATCCTTGCGGCCAGCCGCAAGCATCTACACCCCAAGTAAGCATCAAGCGGTGTAATCCACTTTCGCTTACCTTCCTTTAGCACCCATTCCGTCTGCGTCATTGTTGCCCTCCTTTGGCAGCGATATACAACCCCACATTCCCTAGGCTATAGCCCAAAAAAGCAATGCCCAAGCCCCAATTGTGAACCCTAAACAAATCCACCGCGACAATAAGATAAACAATTCCGATCCCCGCTATTAGCCACGACGCCATTCAAGCCACCCCGATAAAAACATTACGGCCATGATAAACAGCCAAAACTTCAGCGGCCCCAGAGATTCCCAATCGACCACAAATACAGTCCAGTTCATTGCATCTCCTTTTCTACAGCAGTTAAGAAAGCTCTGACACTTGTCAAAATGTCGTCTATTTCTTTTTGTGTTGGCTTAAACCGGACAATAAAAAGCTGTTTGGATTCTCGAACTCTATTGTCAAAACTTACAAAGTCCACCCATTTTCTACCCGTACATAAAATTTGACAGGTCATCTGTCGCTTGTATTTTGTAGGAACTTTGCCTTCGCTTCTGTAGCGGAGATGGTTTGGGGTTTTGGGGCACTTGATTTCGATAAGCCCGTCATCCCCGACCAGTCCGTCAGGAGAAGCGCCAAAGAACGGGATTTCGGGGTGGAGCCAGAAGCCTGTCTGGGTGACAAAAGTCCCGGTGTGGGCTTCGTATGCGGCGCGGGCAACGGGTTCCATTTCGGTTCCTCGTTGCATATATGAGTCTGAGTAACCTTCTTCGGGGGTTTGGGTTTCACGCTCGCTTACTAGGTCCCAAAGGTAGTTTTGGTAAGTTGCCGTAGTTTCAGCGGCACAAAAGTCATTGGCCCGTGATGCTGTCGCACATCCCAGCCTGGCTTTCAGCCATTCGGGTGTGCCTTGGACGATCTCTTTCGAGTTCATTGGTCAATCTCCTCTTCGCGTTTATAAGTTCACTTTCGAGCCTGTCCACCGACATCCGCAGTCTTTGCGCCACGGTATGTAATCTATGATACGGGAAACTTACATACTTTGCTTTTAATACCCGACGACTTGTGTCAGGTAATTTCCTAATGCAATTTTCTAATAACTCCCCGTCCAGTAAGTCTGGGATGTATTTTGGTTCCGGCCCATCAAAAACATCCTCAGACTCATAATTTCCTTCTGCCGAAGCGGCGGTGGTGCGAATCTCTGGGCCTACTAACCCATAGTTCACATACCATGACCAATTCACTAATCTTTCTTCCGAAACCATAAGTCGTACAGCTCTGGCCGATTCTCCCGAATCCAAGGTTTCGCGGATTCTATAAGATTCTTGGCGTCAAAGCCACAGGTTTGGCTGCCCACATGGTGAACATAGGCGCGGGAGATAAAGTGCCGTTTACCGGCTTTCTGGAGGTCTAGGCAGTTCACATCGTCCGAATACCAATTCAGCGGCGGGAAGTCGATCCAATCGCTTTTCTGGATGTAGGCACAGATCGGCGCAATGACGTCGGTCTCAATAATAGAGTTCTCGGTCTCGTAGCGAAACCAACTCATCGGCCCTTTGCCAATCCGAATGTTCTGGTATCCTCTTGCGTAGTCGCTTCGGCACGCGACCCAGCCGAGGGGGATATTTTCACTTTTGAGTCTGGAAACGTCCTCGGATAGTGACTGCCAAGTCGTCGGGGTAAAGACAATATCGTCGTTACAGACCACCACCTCGTCAAACTCCTGAAATGCTTGTTGCACTACAGCATTGTAGGCATCCCCAAAGTTTGTAGAAGTATTATCAGAAGTGATAGTACGGTGGCGGGGAAAGATTATCTTGGAGCCCGACAGGAATACGGTCACATCCTGGGGCACATAAGCGGTCACAGAGGCCGCAAGGGTCACGAGACACTTCCCGCTGACGGTGGCGATTACGATGGCTTGCACAGTTCTAAAACCTCCTCTAAAAGCTCTTGCTCGGTAAACCCGTAGTGTCGAACAAATCCCTTTGTCCCAAGGCCGTGGACGCCAGTTTTTCCGCGATGGTGTTCAGGACATAGCCCGATTGTTTGAAAGTGAGAGCTTCTGCCCCATCCCTGACCGGCACGAATATGGTGGATTTCGCATGGGGTTCCTTCGTAGCCCATCCTTCGACACACCATACAGCCGAGTTCGGCCACGCGATTGAGATGCTTTTTTTCATCTTTGGTCATCGCACCACATTTGATAATTTTTACGCATACAGCGTATGTCGTTTTCTGATAGCCCGTAAGTAGGAAAGTATTTCTTTGCGTACATCGTATTTACTAATCTTTTTCTAAATTGCTCTGGGTCGAAGTCCAGCAACTCTAAGTAGCCATCGCTGTGGTTAAACAAAAAATCTAGCGCATCTTTTGGTAATTGGTTCAGCATCTTCTTGCCTGGTGTTTGGCAGGAATCTCGTACCGCAAGACTGACGACTGCTGACAACAACCTGCTACACGCGACTGCTTGATCCATAGTTTTTTGTCTCCTCAGAAAAAACTACATCATGCTCGGCTGACCACTTTATAACCTTTTCCAAATACTCTGTAAACTCGTTTACCCTAAGTTCTGACGTACTCGCTTCCAGCATCTTCATGCTCCCATCTGGAAGTTCCACCATTCTCTCCGGCAGAAACAACGCTCTCAGGTATTCGTGCCACATACTCGGCTCGTATGCCTTTCCGGGTATGACTTGCTCTGAGATGTCGGTCAGTATGGCCCAGTAGTAGCGGTTCTGGTCCAAGGAACGCTTGGGTTTTCTGATCTCCAAAACCATGCCATCCGCAGCAGATTCCACAAGCTGCTTGGCAACGTCACGATTATTAGAAGTCAGGATCATGCAGCACCTCTCATGGCCTGCTCAATTCTCTCCTGATACTGGCCGATGGTTTCACCCTGCTTCCAAGTCAACCCCAGTTCAATACCTTTTTGTCGGACTCCATCCACCGAATCCGACCATTTAGTACGGGGCTTGTCTTGTAATGTAATCATTGGGGTAGATTTTGAGTTCCGCACCCAGTTTCTCCATGTTGCAAACCAATCAAGTTTTGCACCTTTCTGGCCGCCTTGGGCTACCCAATAGTCCTTGAACTGCTCGAAGATCGACTTTGGGTTTAGGTCGGGTCTCGTATCCTTACAGAACTTTTCCCACTCCTCCGGCAGTTCTATAACATCCAATCTCTTTGCTCTAGCCGCTTCAGCGGCGTTATTGTTTTTTATTGGTTTATGGTTATTGGTTATTGGTTTATGGTTAGCATACCGTTCGGATTGCGATGGCAATGCGTTCGCATTGCGTTCCCATCTTGCTTTGGCAGATTCTGATGCTTTTTGGGACTTTGTACGGTATTGCTGGATAACTTTCTCACATCCGTTATGCACCCAGCCGCTATCTGAAAGCCAAAAAAAGTCTTGTAAAAGATTCCGCAGGGCTTGTTGTTCGTCCGCAGTCCGGACGCAATGCGTTCGCATCAGGACTGCTTCATCCGCTGGTAGCGGCTCTTCGTTCAGGTAGTAAGTATCCAAAAGCTGCCGGTAGAGGCCATGCTCAAGCAGGGTTAGGTGGGAGGTGTCCCTGCGATAGTCACCTATGTTGAAGGTGTAGTAATGCAACGCAATCTCCTTCGGTGCTGGCCTATCCGGTGGAAATTCCGGCAGGTCGCACCCGAGTGTGGGTAAAAACGGTCAGATAGACCAGCCCGAAAGAGACTGCCTTCTAACCTGCTTTGCGCTTTCCACGGCGCGTAGCTAGTTTAACTCAACCACCTTTACTTGCCAACCATCTTTCAAACGGCCCCAGCCGTGAATTTGGACTTTCCATCCCGACCGCACCATCTCTGGGTAATACTCGTTCTCGACTATCTTTTTCTGTCGCGCCGCAACATTGCCCCGGCTGGTGGTCTGTACGGCCACGGTCTCCCCGTTGCCTATAGCCAGAAGGTCTATACACCCGAACAAGTCCTGCCGGATGCGGGCAAAATGGTTCCAATGCTCCACAATCCACACGGAATAACCCTGCTCGCGTAGTAGTTTTAGGGATCGTTGGGTGGGACTCATGTGGGTTTTATACAACAGTTATAAAGTGCTTGCAATCTTACACAGTTGGCGTAAGATTCTTACACGGCACTAACGCCGGTCCTGAGGAGGGCAAACAAATGTCTTGGTACAACCCTGATTGGTATTACACACAACCACCCGAGCCAAACTCTGAAGAGGAGTATGAGCGCGAGATAGAAAAAGCAGAACAACGCTGGGAGATGGAACGGGAGGCACAAGATGACTGATGCCGAACATCACCAGCAGCAACTAGAGCAACAGGAGCAGGAGGATATTGCTCGTGGCATGAACCTGAATCACGGCCGTTTTGTAGGTGTTGCGCGATTCATACGCGACACCGCAAAGGGCGAGCGTGACATCCAGGATGCCTTAAAATACATACTGAGAACGCTTGAAGATTACGAACAATTAGATAGGAGGGTATAAATGAACACGCTCGAATTACTCAAGGTCAATGTCAACGACCATACGGAAAAAAAGAATGGT